CAATGGCAGGTGCACCAAAAGGTAATACAAACAGCAGCAAACAAAATCGCATATGGTCAAAACTTGTGCGTAAATTAGCTGTTCAAGAAGATTATGCAAAGTTACATCGTGTAGCTAATGCATTATATGAGAAAGCCGCTGAGGGAGATGTATCGGCAATTAAGGAACTGGGAGACCGTTTAGATGGTAAGGCCAGTCAAGAAATCACTGGAGATTCAGATGCACCAATCAACATCATCGTTAAAACAGGAATTGAATGAAGACACACAGGTATTGGAAACAGGTTACGAACCTCGAACCGCTCAAAAAACAATTCACACCAATTGCAGACAAAATCGCTTTAATGTGGCTGTATGTCACAGAAGGTTTGGGAAGACTGTCGCAGCAATTAATCAGCTTATTCACTCCGCTTTACAAAACACTAAAAAAAATCCTCAATTTCATTACATCGCTCCGAATTATACGCAAGCCAAGCGAGTAGCCTGGGAATACCTCAAAGACTACACACGCCCATTAGGTGGTGTAGCAAACGTTGCTGAATTACGTGTTAATTTTTTAGGTCGTCAAATATCACTACATGGTGCAGACAATCCTGATTCATTACGTGGTATATATAGTGATGGATGTGTGCTTGACGAATACGGAAACATGAGACCTGAATTATGGTCACAAGTAATACGACCAGCATTAGCTGATAGAAAAGGTTGGGCATTGTTTATTGGAACGCCAATGGGCGACAATCATTTTAAACAATTACGTGATTATGCTGAAGATAAAGACAACAAGCAATGGTCGTTATGTGAATTTAAAGCATCAGAAACAGGTATTGTAGATGATGAAGAATTAAAAGACGCTAAACGTGAAATGGGCGACAACCGTTATAATCAAGAGTTCGAAGTCTCATTTGATGCACCCATTGTTGGTTCATATTACGGTGAGATTCTTAATGATTTAAAAGAACAAGGACGAATACGAGACATAGCAACAGACGCTCGAACAGCTAAGTGGACAGCATGGGATTTAGGCATGTCTGATTCAACCAGCATATGGGTGTGTGAAACAATATCAGGTGAAATCCGTGTCATGGACTATTATGAAAACGCAGGTCAATCATTGGAGCATTACATTACATGGTTGCAGGAAAAAGGTTACGACAAATACGAACATATCCTACCACACGATGTCGAAGTCAGAGAGCTTGGTACAGGCAAGTCAAGAAAAGAAATGCTCGAAGAAGGAGGTTTGAACATAACAGTCGCACCAAAGCTTGGTGTCGAAGATGGTATACAAGCTGTCAGACAATTTTTAAAAAACTGTTACTTTCATGAGCCAACAACACAAACAGGCTTAAATTGTTTACGTAATTATCGAAGACAGTTTAATGAAAAACTCAACACATACATGGAGAAACCTCTTCATGATTGGTCCTCACACTGTGCTGATGCATTTAGATATTTAGCCATAGGCTTAAACACAAACAACAGCATTAAACGCAGTGATTGGAGCACTCCTTATGACACAACATTAAATAAGGAATCATACAAACAACAATACATATAGGAATAATTATGGTAAACCCAATACAAGCAGCTAAAGCACTAGAGAAGCTACTAAGCAAGATACAAGTACATGTATCAGACTTTACTTTGGTAGATGAGATGGCTGATGTTAAGTCAACTTTTTCAAAGAAGCAGGTAGCTGAAGATAAAGCTATTATAGATAAAGCATTAAAGAAACATGGTGGAAGTTGGTTCGACTCAACAGATAAAGGTCATATATTTGAGTTTGATACTAAAGAGCAAGCACAAAGATTCTATAATGAAACAGCTAAAACACCTAATAGTACATTAATGAGTAATAGTGTAGATTAATAACAACAAGGAGAACACAATGGATAGAATTACTTTAGTTAAAACATTCAGCTCAATTGTCATCATTACATCAATGATATTTACAGCTGCAAACATATACCCATTAAATTTATATATAGCAGTGCCAGCCACTTTGGGATGGCTGTATGTTAGTTTTAAATGGAATGACAAATCACTAATAGCTATGAATTTAGTAGGATTAACTATATATATGCTAGGCATTACTAATTATTTACACAGCACAGGAACAGTTTAATAACAGTCGTAGGACGTTCACTACGGATATAAATACGTCAGACATAGGATAACATACATAGAAACCACCAGCGTCGCTAAACGTGATTTTAACAGAATTAGCAGCACGACTGGCTTGCGTTTCCAACACACAAAAACACAGGATTTTTAACACACAAACTTTTAAGAATCAAATACATATAAACGGATACAATACATGGAATTATCACAAGAAGATTTATTAAATTTAGTCAAAACTAATATTGATGACGCTACCAGCTACATAAACGAATACGTTAATCCAGAAAGAAAAGTAGCGTTAGATTATTACTTACGTAAGCCAATGGGTAACGAAGTTGATGGTAAATCTAAGATAGTTGATAGCTCTGTATCAGATGCAGTGCATGGCGCATTGCCTCAGCTTATGAAAGTGTTTACAAGCTCTAACGTTGTGTCATTTTTACCTACAAAGCAAGGCACAGGTGATGTAGCAGAACAAATCAATCATTACATCAACCATATATTTCAGAAAGATAACAACGGAAGCGAAATCATGTACCAATGGTTTTGGGATGCTTTGGTTCAAAAGAACGGCATTGTTAAAGCTGTATGGCATGATGATACAACAGAACAAATAGACACATACAAAGAATTAACTGAAGATGAAGTAGTCCAATTACTTATACCCGACAACGTTGAAGTAATATCAAAAGAAGAAGTTGAATTAGAACAAGAGCAAGTGCCAATGCCACCTGAACCAGTCATGACTGAGGATGGTGTCACTGAAATGATAGCACCTACAGACGCTGATGGTGAGCCTATGATGGTCAATCAAGACCCTATCATTGCATATAATTTAAAGATTAAAACAACTGAAACAAACTCACGTGTCAAGATAACAAACGTAGAACCTGAAGCATTTATCATTGATGAGAATGCTACATCCATTGACAATGCTACATTCACTGCACAAAAGCAATTATTAACACGTGCTGATTTAGTTGAATTAGGTTATGACAAAGACATTGTAGATGATTTAACAACAGCTGATGACACATCATCAAGCTTTAGTGAATATAAGTACAATCAAACAGACAACAACACAGCTGATAAGACACAAGAGCTATTAGCTTATTACGAATGTTATGTTCAAATAGGTAATGCTAATGGCACATCAAGCATGCATCGTATATGTTATGCATCCAACACAATATTAGCTGATGAAGAAACAGATTATGTACCGTTTTATTCAATATGTCCTTATCCTGTTCCTCATAAGTTCTTTGGTGAGTCCATCGCTGATAAGACAATCGACATACAACAAATCAAGACAGTTGTGCAACGTCAAATGCTTGACAACTTATATCTCACCAATAACAGTCGTGTTGGTGCAGTCGAAGGACAAGTCAACTTAGATGACCTGTTAAACAGTACAGCAGGTGGTATCATACGTATGAAGAATCCTAATGCTATTGTACCAATGCAAGTGCAGTCATCAGCTAATCAATCATTTCCTATGCTTGAATACTTAGACAATCAACAAGCTAAACGAACTGGTGTGTCTGATATGAATCAGGGCCTTGACGCTAATGTGTTATCCAATGTGAGTGCCACAGCAGTAGCAACAATGACTGCACAATCACAAGGTAAGCTTGAATTAATAGCACGTATATTTGCTGACTCAGGTGTGTCTAATTTGTTTCAAGGTATATTCCATTTAATATGTAAATATCAAGATGTAGAAAGAACATTGTTAGTTAACAATAAAGAGCTTGTGTTAAATCCTCGTGAATGGGACAATCAATATAACGTTAATATCAATGTAGGTATTGGTAATGGCTCACGTGATGAGAAGATTGGTATGTTACAAATGTTATTAGCTAAACAAGAACAAATCATACAACAATATGGCTTGTCTAATCCTTTAGTGTCAATCAAACAATACAGAGAAACATTAGCTAAGTTCATCAACTCATCAGGTTACAAAGATGATATACAATTCATTAATGAAATAACAGACGAACAATCACAACAAATGGCTCAACAAGCTGCAGAAGCATCAGGTCAACCAGCACCTGAAGTGCAAGCTGCACAAGCAATAGCTGAAGCTGAAATGCAAAAAGCTCAAATGAAAGCACAAACAGATGCACAAAAGAATGAGTTAGAGATGCAAAAGGCTTTGATGAAAGTTCAAATGGAACAACAAGAGCTAGAGCTACAAGCTAAAGAACAGCAATTGAAAGCAGCTAAAGATATGCTTGACATACAAACAGAGCGAGCTA